TCTAGACCATCAACATCAAAGATGTCACTCAAAAAATCAAAGACTTGTTTGCCAATAAAACCTTTGTGTCCTGTTACTAATACTTTCATTTCTTTTTCTTCCTATGGCGTGCAATCCAATTCTTTGCGGTGTCATCATTGATAGCCGTGTGTAGGATCTCTCCTTGATATACTATCACTCTTTTCTTTTCTCCGCAAGGAACTGCTGCATATCCATCTTCAGTAAAGAAACCCTTTTTAGTGTCCTTATAGAACTTGTATATGGATCTCAATTCTTTTTCTTCTGGTGTCATGAATTTAAACTATCCATATATTGTTTATCAAGCACCCCAGCCGTCTGAACCTGAGCGAGACCAATATTTCCTTGATACCAACCAGTAGCTATATACTTATCACTCATAGGAGGATTACCTCTGTGTAGGTGAGTGTATCCACCAGGCCAAATAACAATAGTTCCTTTCTTTGGTTTTACTTTTCTCTTTTGATATAAAAATTCTGTCTCTCCACCCTCTTCTACGTCATTCAAATATACCATCCATGCCATAGTTCTGTTGTTTAGATTCCAATTCACATTTTCTGCATGGAACAAATGATATCCGTTAGTGGGTTCTGTCTTTTGAAGTAGACATAGAGAACTTACATAACTGAAATTGCCTAGGTAAGTATATTCATTAAGGTAATGAAACAAACAGTTGTTGACAAACTCCATCATCTGTTTAGATTCGCTAGGAGAGAATCCATCTAAGCATATCTGTTTATCTTTTACATGACTAAAGTTTCTTTTGAAATCAACAAACTCTGCCTTGTCCATGTAATCTACAATAAAATCACAGAATCTTGGGTCTACTGCGTTCTCATATATTCCAATAAAATCTTTATGTTCGATTCTTAATTTAGAATCAATTTGTTCTTCCATAATTACCAAAGTCTTAGGGGGCATCTTGCTGCAGAAAACTTGACCTTAGTGGGCATGAAGCAACCACACTCTCTACATCTCGCATGGTCTGGGTCAAATCTATTGCAATCTCTACATATATCTATTCGTGCTTTTTTCACAACATCAGGAGCAATTAAGGTTCCGTCAAAGACGAAACCTTTCACAATATCATAAGCAGTTCTTGTGATATTTTTTGCCTGTTCTGGTATTGATGGCTCTTCAGTCATCCTTGATGTAACACGGAACCCCAGCAGGGTCTAACCATTTTGTGTACTCAAAATCTTGGATGGCTGTTTTCATCTGCATCCAATTGTCACATAGGTACATGTCCTTGTAACCATTATAGTTGTTCCATTTCTGAATACGGTAATCTGGTTGTCCGTTTTCTAAAAGATCAGGCATCTTAACATACCTGTAAGGATCGTTTTGGCGAATCACTTCAATCATTAGTTTGCCTCTAGGTCTTTTGCAATCAAACTCATCAGAAGTGAGTATTCTTGTTCTGGATCTTCATCACTGAACTCATATCCCTCACCTTTGTAGTATCTCAAAACCTTTTTGTAAATCTTAGGATACTTATAATCAAGAGCGAACTCTTGACCTACTGCTTTCTCTAGAGCATCTAGATTTTTCTTGAACTTAGAAATGAAAGTAGACATTTTCTGACTTGGTTTACGTCTTTATTTTAAATCAGTATTCAGTTTTTGTCAAGCACCATCATCATGATTCCACATGTATTCTATGTCTTGTGCCTGTCCAGAATCAATGACAGGTTTCAAAACACTTTTGTCTGGAACTAAAGCTATTTGACCATCAGGAGTATCTAACATAAAAGACTCTCCTGATTTTGCTTGGTCAATTATCTCATCAAAATTTTCCTCAAGATACTTAAGACTTATTATTTTCATTAGCCTGGCAATTCCATGCCTTTATCAGTGGCATCATTCTGTGCTTTAATGTGATCTATCTGATCTCTATTCTTTAATAGTTCAAGCATCTGACTTGCATGAGTTAGTTCAAATGGATCGTCGGGTAGGTTGTCTCTACTTCCAACACCGTCTGGTGTTTCTTCTTCTAGGTAAACCATCTGAATGTTGTCCTCTACCAAGAGAACCCAACGCCATCCTCTGACACCCATTCCTTTATTATACATTTTGACAGAGCACTGAGTTGCAGCCATTCCACCTTGTTTTGCAAGTCTTAAAATGTATGCTCCGTTTCCATCTGGAAGATATTTACACTTCTTGATCTTCATTTCTTTCCACCACTTATCCATTACGAATGAGTCGTTCATTGACACAACATAAATGTCATCAACTATAGTTTCTTTGATGAAGGTATCATAAAGTTTTTCATATTCCTTTACCATCTCTGTGCATGGAGGTGTAAATGCGCCACAAACAGATACCAAGAGTATGTCCTTGCCTGCAAACAGACTATGTACTGATTTCTTAACTAACTTTTTTGATCTACTGTTCCAAAAAAATAGATCAGCATCAGGTAATAAATTCATTTCTCTAAAATAACTTTCATGTATATTATGTATGCCTATAAATTATAGGCTAATTCTGATCAACTGTCAAGATCATCTCAAACTCTTTTAATATGTCTGCTTCTGGATCTTGGTCTTTGATGTTACAATACTCTACCCATCTAAGAGATGTTTTGTCTGGTTCAGACAAACCTCTGCCGTAAAGTATTGTGTCAACTCTATCATTCAAAGTACAAAATGTATTGACGAGATACTCAGCTCTTTCTCCTATCAAATTCTGAATTTCTTCTCTTGGTACATTGATCTTATACCTTTGATATTCAGTGCTGTATATTGAATGAAACAGAGCTACTACTTGTTCTTCAAAAGGTCTGTTGTAATGATACAACATACCAGCAACTCTTATAGAATGTGATAGTAAATCAGATTCTCTATGTGGTATATTGTCAGCACCAAGACCGACAAGATAATTTATGTATTCATCCAGAGACATTTATAGTAAGTGATAATCTAGGTTCTGGGTTATCTATAACAGCGTGCATAGATCCCTCTGGTATAATAATTACATCAGATGGATCTGCTTCTTTTCTCTGTCCATCTATGATCCATGTGCAAGTGCCATAGATTGGTTTCACAATCACATGATAGTCATGATTATGTGGATCAAAACTTGGTCTTTTAGTTGTAGTGCCTGCACTTAAATATAAATTAGCATTGGTTTCAGACCCTTTGTACTCATATAACTTAGCATCTAGTTCTCTCAATTCTGATGTGAGATCCATCACGTTACTTAATAGACTAGTGAATCCCAAGTCGTGTAATTCTTTCCATCTTTCATAGTAAATATAACCTCTTGAATCAAAAAATCCATTAGATTTTTTCTGGCATTGATTTATAACTTCTAGCGATGGTTCTGGCCATCTATACTTAATTTGTAAGAGATCTAATATACCATCTTCATCTAATGTTATCTTGTGTTCTCTTATAATATCTGCTGCACCCTCAAGGTAAGGCATGAAGTTAGGAGTTGGTGGTTTCTGCCACGATGGATAACTATTCAAAATAATCCTTCCTGTAATATCTTCCTAAAACGTTACTATTGTAGTATGCAGGCTCTCCGTTGTCAAGTGCCTCTGTTAGGACGTTGTTAAGGAACAACTGTCTGGTCTCCTCATAGTTCGTTCTCCCCAAAGTGGTATGAAGTGACAGTATCTCTCTGGTAAAATTTCCCTTTCCTGACTCGGATACGTCGGCTTTGAGTTCTGGGGACGATCCATAATACTTCTTCCAGTCTGACTCAGAAACAACACGCCGTTTCGCTCCCCTTGGTTTGCGTTTCTGTGTAAAGTACTTCCTACCGATGTACTTCTTACCTGTTGTCTTATTAGTAATGAGGTAGACGTAACCGAAGAAATCGCCAATGTCGTCAGAAGTAAAAGGTTTACCCTCATATAGCCAGGGGTTTTCGTAATCTCCTCCTTCAACCATTCCATAATTCTCATATCTTTACACTATGTATAACAGGTTTTTCGTTCCTCAGAACGTTATATAGATCTCTATTTTCAGAGGCAGATACAGGATAGAACTCTGCGTTGGCATCGAATCCATCATATCTTTTTGCTTGGTTGATTACGATAGAACCCTCCTCTCCTGATTTTGATCTGTGAAATGTACCACGAGGTATGAGTAGAGCGCCACTCTGTCTAGTTAGATTGACAACGTGATATGGATACTTCCATTGTAGATTTACTAATTCAAATGTCCTTGACCCTGATACTACTCTATTGTAATCGTCTTGAAAACTATGAATATAAAAAGACTTTGCACCCACACAATCATCTGGTGGGGAGGTGGCAGATCCTTCATGGATTACTAGGTCTGCTGCATTAGATTCTTCAACAGATATGTCATAGAATACAACAGCATCTGTCTCTCTGAAGATCCTATGTTTTATAAACTGAACTTCATTCATTTCAATTTACTCCAAGTGTCCTTCCAACCTAAGACCTCTATGGTCATACCTAATTTATTTTTTTCAATAGCATCTGCCAGTGGTCTATCATTTCCATGTTCATCTAATCTATCGCCAAAGAATACCACATCACCGTCCATAAAATCTCTAATAATTTGACCCTTATCACTTCCTTTGCTTGATATATCCACACCTGTCACACCACCTACGAAAGCATGTAACTCTGGAAACTTTTTATTAAATCTCTCTGCTATTCCTCTTCTCTCTTCTTTTATGGTATCCCAATCACTGTAAACTAATCTCTCTGTTTGATTAGCACCTCTACCTAATATACTGAAGTTAACACAGCCTGGTCTTTCTTCTATATGAGTTCCTGTTCTTACAGGAAAAGAACTTTGAAGTAACTCCTCATTCAAATGTTCTCTTGCATCTAAAGGTAGTGTCCAAGGATTTGTGTAGACCTTTATATCTCCCTCATACACATCATTGCCAGCACAATTATACACCCTCTTACAATTACAGTAAAGAAGGTGTGTGATTTGTTCTATAGTCTTATTCCTATCGCTTCCTGTGACGAGATATACCTCGTTTGCAAGAGCAAAACTGTTAAAGAATATTAGAAAGTCTGGATCAATTTTCTTTCTGCTGGGAGTGAGAGTCCCATCAACATCAAAAATATATTTCATAATATGATTATAGTATCAATTACTTATGTTGTCAACTCTACTCTCCGCCGCCGTTTCCCCCACCATTTCCACCGTTGCCGTTACCACCATGGCCATTCCCATTGCCACCATGACCGTTCCCATTGCCATTAGAACCGCCTTTCTTACCATTAGATTCATC